ACAGATCCCTCAAGTACTAATAGTGTATATATGACAAATATATTAATGGACAATGCTGCTGGATTACAAAAATTAATGAAATGGTTAGATGGAAAAAGTGGATCAAGTAGTAAAGGTGGTATGTTTGGTTAATAATGCCAAACATCATCATCGTCGTCTATTTTAATACATTCTGACAAAAAAATTAATGCTCTATTTGGCATATGTAATATAAAATTTATAAACAAAATAAATATATTATTTTCGGATTTTTCGGATTGTAATTCATAAAAAGTTTCTTCTTTTATAGGTGATAATTTATACATAATTATATTAAACAAATATTATTTAATATAATTTGTGTATTACTCATTTTCTGTATCTAACTTTTGGTGGTACAGTAGCTCCACCGTTTCTATTTCTTCTTAATGCATCATTTACATAACTTAATGACAATTTTTTATTAGGATCTGCGTTTTCTGCCTGTTTTGAAACATGCGAAGATGCGCGTAATCGTGTCACTTGTGATGCATCTTTATATCCGACAAATTTATTATTAAATCCTGTTAAATTTTTTTTGGATTCTTCTGTTTTTCTAATTTCATTTCCTACACGAATATTAGAAGAAACGCTATTATCATTTACTTTAGGATAAATTTTAGTACCATATGGAAATAATCTCATATACTTTATACATATATTTATTTTTTATGCAGTTTGTGCTAAAACACTATCCGCCGAACCTTTATCTAATATTTCTTGAGTATCTATACTTATATTTCCATCAGGTCCGTTTAAATTAAGTAATAAAGACATATCATTTTTATTTACTTGTTTATATGTTTTTTCACCTGTTTCTTGATCTATTTCTTCTTTTTGTACAGTTGTTACTGTATTTATTTTAAATGCACCATCTTCTCCTGCACCTAATCCTGTTGATTTTTGTGATAAAGTATGCTTTGAAGAAAATGATTTTTTCGTACTACCTGATCCTTCTTCGTCGTCTGTATCGTCATCATCACTATCATCACTATCATCGTCATCGCTATCATCATCATCACTATCATCATCACCATCGTCGCCGTCTTTTTTTCTGCGCTTTTTTTTAGATTTACCACTACCTCTGTCATCATCATCATCCTCATCATCACTATTACTATCATAATCTTTATTTAATTCTTTACGCAATGTATGATCAATTGTAGATGTTTCATCGTCTGGTTCTATTTTTACTTTTAATATATTTTCAAGTTTAAATTTACTAGCAAGTTTTATTAATACATCTTTATATATTTCATTTGATAAATCATTTAATATCATTAGTTTAGTTCCTAATTTTTCCAATATATTTTTATTTAACCGTCTTTTAAACTTAATTTTAGTTGACAAATGACTATTACGTTTTTCGGTAGTACTTGGTATATTTTGTTCATTATATATTTTTCCATACGAAAATAATGACGAAAACATACCTTTTCCTCCTGTAATTTCATCTATATCAATATTAATAACATCCTCGTGTATTATTAAAATAATAGATTTTAAAGTTTCAAATAATTCTTTATATAATTCACTTGATTTTATATTTTCATTATTTTTATCTTTATAATTTTTATACAATTCCTTGATTTTTTTTAAATATTTATAATATGATTTATAGACTTGTAAAATATTTTCGGGAGTAGGACTTAATTGTGATTTATCATAAGTTATTGCAACACCGCATAAATTATTTAAATATTTCAATAATTCCTCAAGTGTTTCATCTTTACTAGTAATTAAATCACTTTCTGATTGTTTTAATGCTTCCAATATTTGCTCTTTTTCAAAATTTTCCTCCTTCTTTTTTTCAAACTCTTCTTGACTATATTTTTGATTAAAATCCGTTTTAACGGATTCAATATAACCGAGTAATGTATCTTTGCTTGAATCAACACTTTGGTTTAGATCGTCACGTAATTTATCTAATAATTCTATAAATTCTTCTCTGTTTATAACACTATAATCAATGGCTATTGAATTTAATAATGTATAATTAATTTTTATATTTGCATTTTTTTTAACATTATAATCATAACCTACATTAAATATACCCATACCCGGGCTTAAATGTAAAACTTGTAGCATAAAATCATTTATATATTTAATTATATTTAAGGTTTTAACAGTTATACTATTATTATTTTTATTTGATGATTTTTTATCATAATACATTTGAAGAGATTTATGTAAAGGAATATATTTATCTAAAAATCCATTTATTTTATCTGCTTTTTCTTCTATTGCTGCTTCCAGTGTTTTATTTTCAATACTATGTTTAACGTCATCTTCTATTTCTTTTATTAATTTTGCACCATCAATATGTAATTGAAATGCTTCTTTTAGCTTTTCTAATGCGATGTTAGTTGTTATATTACCAATATCTGGTGTTTTACTATCAACATCCTTATCAGAGTTAGGACTTTGACCATTACTACTGTCTATTAGTGTACCAGTACCAGTACTAGAATCAGGACTTTGACCATTACTACTGTCTATTAACGTCTCGGAACCAGGTGAAGGACTTGCTTCATCACTTCCATTTACATTCATGATTATAGTTGCAATGTCTTTAATGTCGCATTTAATAGATCCAGATACATCAATATCTCCATTAATTTGACCAGTTATAAGATAAGATGTAGTAGCATCATCATACTCAACTGTTACTATTTTTATACTATCAATACTGGTAATAGCATCTGTTTTAATAATTAGTTTACCTACTATATCTTTTGTTTCACTATCTTGTAATGTAATATTACCATTAATATTTTGATTAATTGTAGAACTACTATCACTACTTGCATTTATATCAGATAATGTGCCTGATATATTTTCTACAGTATGAGGATCTGTTTTTAAATTAAGTGATATAATATCGGTTATATCATTTGTAACCTTAATTAAACCCTCTATTTTTGTACCATTTACAAAACCTTTAACAGGGATAGAGTTATCTATTTTTGCTTTTGAATCATCAAATTCTAATTCAATATTTTTATCATATAAATCTACATCAGCTACTGACAATTTAATTTTACCATTAATAGGATCACTCTTTTCCATACCATTATTTTTATATTTAATAGTTCCAGTTGCATTATACATATTTCCATCTCCATTACCACCTGAGAATAATCCACTAATCCCTTGTTGTTGTTCTGTTAATTCGCCCCCCATTTTTAAAGAATCAACAGTACCTCCTCCACCTCTTTTAAATTTTAAAGATCGTTTATGAAGCTCTTTTATTTTTTTATATTTCCTTCTACTTTTATCACGTTTTATATTATATTTTTTATTTCTATTTCTTACACTTATATTTTTCTTATTAAATAATTTTCCTAATTTTTTTCTAGTGACAGGCATTCTTAATAAATATGTATATTATTAATTTATTATTTATAATTTATTTAGTAATTTAATAAAATAATAAGATATAGTAATATAATATGTGCGATAAAGCAAATTCTCCGATTGATATTAATGATACTAGTGTATCAGGAACATGTAATCAAAAATGTTATTATATATTTGATTACAATGATAGTACTTGTAAAGTAGAAAGAAATGATTCTTTTCTTAAATTTGATTATGATTCATCCACAAGAACTCCAGCAAAACTAAGTGGAATTGACTTAAATGTTGGTGAAGTACGAATTTATTGTCCCTCTTTACATACATTTGATGGTAAAAGAACTGCTGCAGAAATTGTAGTAGGACATGGAGGTAATGGAACTGCATTATTAGTTTGTATACCTGTAACAGTATCTACTGAAAATAGTGAAGGTTCAGTATTACTAAATCAAATAATTTCTCAAACCAGTCGTTTAGCACCAAATAGTGGTGATACCGCTGTATTAACTACATCGGGTTTTAATTTAAATAAATTAATACCAAGATCAGAGTTCTATTTTTATGAAGGTACTTTACCATTTGAACCATGTACTGGTAATTATGGTATTATAGTATTTAAAAAAAATAGCTTTGCAACAATGATGCCTAAAACTGCTTTACAGTTATCTAAATTAGTAACTCCAAGCAATATTACTACCAAACCAGGAACTACATTTTTTGCAAGTAGTAAATCGGCATCAACAACAGAGGACGATGAAATTTATATTTCATGTCAACCAGTAGGAGATTCAACTGATAATCAAGTGGAAGGATTTCAAACAATATTAAAAAAGGAAAATGAATTACAAAATATTACAAAATTATTAGTATCAGGGACAATATTTGTAGGATTATTGATAGTCTCTTTTCGGTTAAATAGAAAATAAATAATATAAATTAGAATTATTCATATTATTTATACAACTCCTTTATACAACTCCTTTATAATGAATTGAGGCAGCATCGTGTTGTTTGTCTAATACTGGTTTAACATTTGTACCATCATATGTGTTTTTATTAATATATGGCACCATATTTGTAACTACTTCTTCTTCTAAAGAAGAATATAATTTATTATTATTAATATCATTATTAAAACTTTCCATTTCACGATTTTTTTGACTTTCAGTAATGACGTATTGTTTCAAAGATTGAGAACCACTTTGAACGCCTGCGCGTCTAATTAATTCATATGCTACCACAAAACTAATAAAACCTAATATAGGATTTGTTGCACAAAACAAAGCAAGTGATATAATTATTACAATAGTCATGCCAATAGGACTATCAATTGCGTTTGCTAAACTACCTGGTAATTTAAAATCAAACAAAATAAAGACAATAAATAATATAGTTAATACAAGTTGATGTCTATTAGATTTTAACATTAATTCTTTTGAAGGATCCATATACAATATTAATATATAAATTTTTCATGATAAAATTGAAAAATAGTCTTAAAGTATAGTGACTATATAAATTATGTACGATGGATCTTACATTGGTAAATTAGGATACACCATGTTAAAATCTGAAATGAAACATGAAGATATTCAAAAAATAAAAAAGGATTTATATGTAAAAGCTTTTGTCCCTAAATGTATTCAACAAGCTTGTGATCCATTTCCTATATTTCGCGAATCCATGAGTAAATATTATTTGCCTAGATTTTATGGAATACAAGAATTTGGAGAACCTAAATCTTATAAAATATTAAAAAATGAAAATATTAATTTGAAGTTTAATGGAACATTGAGGGATTATCAATATAATATTGCAAATAAATATGTTAACCATGTAGGAGATAAGGGAGGAGGGCTTTTAGAAATGGATACTGGTATGGGCAAAACTGTATTGGCTTTGTATATTCTTGCTCAATTAAATGTAAAAACAATTATTCTTGTTCATAAAGAGTTTTTATTGAATCAATGGGTAGAACGAATACAAGAATTTTTACCTGACACAAAAATAGGACGTATTCAGGGTAAAATTCTTAATGTAGAAGGATGTGATATTGTTATGGGAATGATTCAATCAATTAGTACTAAAGAGTATGAAAATATATTTGATAAATTCGGATTAACCATTATTGATGAAGTTCATCATATGGGAGCAGAAGTATTTTCAAATGCATTAAATAAAATAGTAACACGATATACATTAGGATTATCTGCAACTATGAAACGTAAGGATGGGTTAAGCTGTGTATTTAAAATGTTTTTAGGGGATATCATACATAGTGAAAAACGCGACACGTCTGAAATAGATGTTTTGGTTAATAAAATGGAATATACTGTAAATGATAGTGATTTTAATAAAATCATTTTAGATTATCGCGGAAATCCTAGTTATGTTAAAATGATATCTAAAGTATGTGAATATAATCCACGAAATGAATTTATATTAGAAATTATTGGCGATATTGTTAAAAATAAAGATGCACATATCATTTTATTGGCTCACAACAAATCTATGTTGAAATATTTATATGAAGCTATTAGTTTTCGTAACATATGTGAAGTAGGTTATTATATTGGTGGTATGAAAGAAGAACAGCTTAAAAATAGTGAATCAAAACAAATGTTGTTAGCTACTTATTCTATGGCCGCAGAAGGGTTAGATATTAAAACATTAAATACATTAATATTAGCTACATCAAAAACAGATGTTGTACAATCGGTTGGACGTATTTTACGTACACAAGGTGGAAAGCCAGTAATATATGATATTGTAGATAGTCATGAAAATTTTGAAAAACAATTTATTTTGCGTAAAAGATTTTATATAAAACAAAAATATAAAATCAATTCTATAACAAATTCGGATTTTAAATCTAAAAATTATGAAACAATATATGATCCATCAAATCCAGAAAAACAAAAAAAAGATAAACCAGAACCATTCACAGGTCATTGCTTTATAAAAATTTAATTTATATTTCCACTATTTCAGTTATTCGTGGGGAATCATTTCTTGTTAATATATCATTTATTATACTATTTTCTTTTGTTATCATAATTTCATCATCAAAATTACATCTACTTGTTATACAATATACTATCAGCGATATTAATACTATGAAGAATATTACTACTATTAATGATAAGACTATGTTTGTATCCATCGTATATTTTATTTTATAATTATATACCTTTTCAATTTTATACCTATCTAAATTCTGGGTTCCATTTTTTATCACCATTACAAATATTTTGTATATGAATATTATCAACTTGTCCCGAAGTCATTAGACTAGCGTGTCCAAAATCAATTATCCATACTTTTCCGTCGCTATCTTCTACAAAATTATATCCCGTTAAATCTGGATATTCTATATTATGTAATACTAAATTACGAACTATTTTAATCACTTGGTCAAATATTTCGTTTGGTATATCCGTCGCATTATCTCCATATTTATCTGATAAATTCATCCCTCCTACTTTTTTCATAATTATTATTTTAGTATCCTCGTTATAGTCTATAATTTTTGGTACATTTACAATATTTAATTGGTACACGTGTTTTTGCATAAACCATTCTCTATGGTTTACATTATGTTTTATGTAATATGTATTGGGAAGTTGCATAAAGTAATCCATTATAATACTGTTTGATTGTTCTTATTTTCTTTTTCTATAATACTCTTCTTGTAAATAAATATATTAAATTTAAAAAATAATCTAATATATTTAAGGTCCAGTTGTATAACGCGCAAATGGTGCAGGATTAGCTAAAGCACTGTTAGGAGGGTTTACAATAGATGGTTGGAAAGCATGTCCAATACATCCTCCGCGTTGTCTTCTTTTTGTTTTTCTTGATTTACGTGATGTTTTACTTGATCTCTTTTTAGAAGATCTTCTTCTTCTTCTGCGTCTTCTTCCACCCAATTGACGTACTGCTGTGGGTACTTGTCCTACTGCATTTTTACGGTCGGGTTCATCTGCTTTACATTTTTCTACACACGCTGATTCTTCCGGGTTACTTTCTTCCGGGTTACTACCAAATATGCCAGATAAGATATGTCCTCCTCTTTTTCTTCCGTATCTTCTTTTAGTTCTACGTCCTTTTGTTCTTCTTAATTTACGTTTTGGTGCATATTTTCTAGTTGGCATTATATATATTAA